GCGACTGCAAACACCAAGGGTAAGGGTTCTGATGATGGTCGTTTCATCGGCACCAATGTTCTCAACGAGGCATTCCTGGAACGATTCCCTATCACCTTCGAACAGGAATATCCTACTGTCAGTGTTGAGACTAAAATCTTGACTAAGGTTGCAGAATCACTTAGTATTCCTATGATTGGTGAGCATACTGATTTTATCAAGCACCTTTGCACCTGGTCTGAGATTATTCGTAAGACCTTCAACGATGGTGGTATTGATGAAGTCATCAGCACTCGTCGTCTGGTTCATATCATCAAGGCATATTCTATCTTCGGTAAGAAGGACAAAGCAATCAAGGTTTGCCTGAATCGTTTTGATGATGAAACCAAAGCAACCTTTGTTGAGTTGTATGACAAGATTGATGCTGAATTTAAGCAAACCGAAACGCAGGAGGTGGGGTGATCCCCCTTCCTGTCTATATAAAAACATACCAACACTTCACTGTATTCTTATGAGCACAACTTTTCTGGAAAAGGATGCCGATTCAATTTATGAGGATTTGGAAGAAACTCCAAATGAGGAATATGAAGATGAATATCGTGAAGATAGAATGGATCAGATGATTTCTAGATATGGTTATTGAGGGGAAATCAATGATTCAAAATATAGAAGAATTGATGCTTCTTGAGCATCACCAGGAACTCAAGCAATTTGCCGAATACCTTGGAGTTGATTATGAAGATTACCTAGAATTTCTACATCCAGATGTTGATTTTGATGACATTTCAAGGTAAATTATATGAGTGATGAGTTTGGTTGGATTAGTAAAAATATGGAATGGGCAATCGTTCCATACGGTAAAAAATTTATGTCGATTTACAAAGGACAGCAAATTTCGGTTCATACCACAATGGATACTGCAAAAAAATTTGTTAATCGGGAGATAAAGAAACAATGACAATCGAAAAAATCGAATCAATTCATCAAGACAATGATGGGGTTGTTTATGTCTCTGCTGTGATTGATGAGGTTTTATTGATGTACTCACAGACTTTATATGATCCTCCTGAATATGGACCTGGACTATGTGAAGCATCTTTTACTTTGAGTGAAGAAGAATATCTGCCAGACAATGAATACGAACTTATTGAATTTCTGGAGGATCTAGATCTAGATTGGACTCTGGTTGACTGTAGTGATGATTATTATTGCGATTAATTTTCAACTCTTTTTACTCTCCTAACAAAGAAATGAACTACAACAGAAACAAAGCAATAGACCTCATGGTAGAGGACTTGCATACGGTACATCACGAAATAAGATGTAGGGCAAAGGGTCAAGGTTGTGAGGGTGAGTTGGACATTATTAAGCAGCAATTGTTAGATTATCTAACATTCTTAAGAAAAACGCCATGATTTATTACTACAGTCTCTTCACAGTATTTGCTATCATTGTAACAATGATGATAATAGATGCAAATGTATCAGATTACATTTATCTGATTAGTAAATCTATTGGTACTAAATTTAAGAGACTTTATTGGATGATAAGGTTTCATCCATTTATATTTTCAAATCCACTAGGACAATGGTGGATGATGAGAAAACATATGAAGACAGCAGAGCAACTGTCAAAGCAACTTTCCAAATCCAATGAAGATGAATTAAAATGAAAAAGGATGACAAGCAAGAGTTTCCATACGAACAATTTCCAGTAAAGGTCATTCATAAAGATGGAAAGGAACTAAAGGATAAGAAGACTTGTTATTTCCAAAATCAAAATCACGCAGAAAAATATATCACTAGGTGCAAGTTCACGACTAAAGATTATGAAATTTTTATCAAACCTGGAACTAATGTGGAGACTGTGGGCAAAAGCACTCGGAGAAAAAGCACATCCAACAAATCATCTAGCAGATCGAATCGCAGTAATTAGGACAATTATCTTTACTACATATCTTGTGACAAACTGCTTTATCGTGGCAGGTGTAATTCGTCATTGGAATGATAGGGAAATTAAAGTTGAGGTGGAAATTTATGAAAATTCAAACTATTCGGAAAAGTTATACTCAAAAGGATGGGACGGTATGGAAGTGGGTAGAACCTCCAGAATTGAGGGAGTTTATTCTTCAGGTACAGTCAAAAACAAAACAGGAGAGTTTGAATGAATCCTGAATGGATTGATGACACATTTTATATTAAAGAGCAAAGATGGGGAACTTGGGTATCTTATGATAAAGAGGACAAATCAATTATCACATCTCTCACTAAAGAGCAATGTATTTCAGCAACCCGTTTTTATCTTAAGGGACGGCAGGAAGGTTTCACTGAATCCCAAACTTATGAAGGTGTAGTAGGTGGAAAACTCTAGACCATATCATGTATTTGATTATACAACTCCTTGGTTTGAGTGGTTGTCTTATTTGGAATGTTGTGCTAGTCTAGATGTTGAACCATCTTATGGTAGATGGTTAAGATACAATTCTTACTTTAATCTTTATGGAGTAAAGAAATGAGCAGAACTTACAGGAATACTACTGGTATGCATAGATATGCATATCGTTATCCAAAAACTGAAAATGAGCGTAAGCAACTGGATGGAGTTCTTCATGATTGTGAACTCTTTGAATTCCCAATCTCAAAAGTAAATCATATGAGATCTAGGGAGAATAATCTTCCTTCTTGTTGGGATGATAAAGTTGTCAGTGCTTATTATCAGCAGGATTACGAGGTAAGTTAATGCAAAAGTTCATTCAACCCATTCTTGATTACACTAATTATTTGGAAGAAAAAATTAAAAAATTAGAACAAGAAAATGTAGGGACAACAAATACCCTATATGAAATACAAACACAAATAGAGGAACTTCAACGAAAGGTAATTGGTAATGACTGAAACAGATTCACTTAAAGTTACTGAAAGGGAAGATGGATCATTTGATCTTGATTGGGATGAAAATGATCCAATGTGGTCTTTTTTGAATGATAAAGATCAAGAATGGATTGAGAACTGGTTTAATGAAGCACTAAAGCAAAAACTAAAAATGTACGAAGATCAGCATACAATTCCTGTAGAGGAAGATCCAATCACTGGAGAACAGTATATTACATTTCCAAAAGAATCTATTCAAAAACTTGGATGGAAGGAAGGTGATACTCTACAGTGGGTTGATAATTATGATGGATCCTTTACTATTAAAAAGTTATGAATGAACTAGGTAAATCCCTAAAAGAATGGTGGGATTCTGATGCTTGTAAAAAACTTCAAAAAGATATGGAGGAATCTGTACAAAAATCAGTAGGAAAGTATTTTATGCTTTCTGAAGATGAAAAACTTGATATGGTACAAGCAATCTGCTATATTATGTGTAAGGCAGAACAAGCAGGAACAAGTCATCGAGGACTTCAAGATGCTTTAGGAATCTATCCTGCTGGGTTTTGGATTTCCGAACTAATGGATGTTCACAATTCTCTCTATTCTTATTATCATGATAAGAAGCAAAATGAAGAATTGGAAAAGGATATTGAAGTGTTACAAAAGTTTACTGAAAACAAAAGAGAGTCTTAAGAAACCGGGTGTCTACTAGATAGTATGTTAGAATATGCTGACAATCCTGGAAAATTATGACTCTTTCAAGAAACACAAAAGATGATCTTACTAATGATGAATGGAATGAATTAGTTGCACTTAAAAATGTAATTAATCAAAATCCAGCATCAGTACATCCAGAAAAAATGGAACTTTTCACTGCTATGCTAGTCAAAACTCTAGAAGGTAAAGGAGACTGAAGTATAACCTCTGATAAATAATCAGAGGTTATTTTTTATCTAAATGCTTTCTGAAGGTAGAAAAAGAGATGCTGCTGCGAATGCTATATTAGCATTGTCGTTTGCTGCAAATGCAGCACAGTCTCCACAGGCATTAGTTAGATCTGGAAATGTTGAAGCACCAGGTATGCAACTAATGTCAAATATGATGAGAAAAAGAAAGGAAGCAAATCGAAATTTAGATAGTGGAAGAGTCTCACATCCTGCTAGAAATCGTAAAATGAAAACATTCAAGGAATTCGTAGAAGAAGCATATCTCGTTGAGATGCGTAAAGAGGATAAAGTGAAGGGAGAAAAGAAAACTCCTCTTCATATAGTAACTAAGACTGCTAGGGTAGAAAGACAACCCGAAGGTAGTGATAGTAAGTGGAAAGTTAAGAAGTCTGAGAATAAAGGATTATCACCAAGAGCAGCAACTGGTAGAATGAAGCAGGGGATGATTGATAAAGAAACACAACCATATGCTACTAGAATGCACGGTGCTACTAGACACGCACAAGGTGGTGGTGGTTCTGGAGCAGCAGCACCTGGTAGATTGAGAGGTGTTGGGAAACTAGAAAAGCAGAAAATGGAGAAAACTCCAGAAGGAGAAAGAGTAAGACCATTTAGTGCTGGTCCATCACCCGCACAGAAAGTTGCATTAAAAAGAGCACAAAGATCACGTTCAACTGGTGGTGGCAGATGAAAACATTTCAAGAGTTTATTTACGAATGTTATGAACTTGAAGAAAGTTCAGGTGGTGAAAGAAGTGGTAGAAGAACTAGAGGTAAGGTAACACTGGCTCGTGGTCGTGGTGCTGATATGAGTAAGAGTGAAAGAACCACTGCTGCTATTTCAAAGAAAGCAGGACTCAAGGGAACTGGTAAGTATTCCACTAAAGACTTAAGAGCAAAGCCTAAAAATTATACAACTAATGATAGCGAAGACGATTATGATGATTACGGCAGCACAAAACAAGACCATTATATTCGCACACACGCATCTGGAAGAAAAGCAGCAAAGGGTGAAAGACTAATCCAAAAGTTTAAATCAGCAGGTAAAGATTCTTCTGGGTGGACAAAATATAAACATGCACCTTCAAGTGAAAGTGTAAGAAGAGTGAAGGACTTGAAAAAGCAAATGACTAAAGCAGGTGCAAAGAAAACTGGAAGAGTCCATACTGTAGATATTATGCATCGTGATATTGAACTTGAAAAGGGTGATAAACATCAACAAATGGAAAGAGGAAGAAACTTTATTGCTGCCGTAAAGGATACTCCAAATCAACTCAAGAGAGCAGGTGCAAAGAAAGGTGAAACCGTTGTTGGAAAACCATCTGCTGTGATGCAGGGTGAAGATGAAAAGACTGGTGAAGCAAAGAGAGCAAAACTTTATAAGAAAGCATTCGGCAAAAGAAGCACTGAAAAGTCTGCAAAAACTGGATTGATGGTTGGAAAAGCAGACTGAGACAATCCTTGAACTGTCCTCAAGACCTCGCAAGAGGTCTTTTTTTTGTGCTATACTACTTGAAACACGCAAATCCTATGGAACTTACAGTTGTAGCAATCAAACGTGAAGATGGTTTGTATCACTTTGACCATCCTCATAATGGTACAGTTGAAGAACTTCTGATGAATGGAACTGAAGAAGCAATTGATGAGCATTGCTACTTCAAGACTGGAAAGTATCCGATTGAAGGTGATGAAGTTGAGATTTCCCTTTTCCTTGAAGAACCTGCTGATTATGATACTCTTCTGGTGAAAGAAGTATCTGATGAAGAAGGCACAACGTATACTGATACGACAATGTGTGTTCCTGTTTGGTTGTGTCCTTGGTTGCAAGGATACTTTGGTAAAGTTCCCGAAGAGATTTACATCAAAGTGCGTCCGATTAACAAAGGTCTTGAGGCATTTGTGAAAGCAACTGGGATGAGACAGTTCCTGAACTGACACACGACCTTGCCAGACCACCCCTGACCGTGCTATGATTACGGAGTAATCGAAAGGGACCGATGGAAGTTCTTGAAATCACCAATTCTTCTGCTATTGCAAGGATTGAGTTTGATAATGAACACAATCAAGTAGGTATTGCTTATACCTATAAACCAGAGCAAGTTTATCTTTTTAAGTGTGATGACTTGACTTATGTAAAGGAACAAGTTAATGTTGCTGAAAGTATTGGCAAACTTGTTTCACAGTTTCGGAAAGATGGAACTCTTGTGAATATCTAATTCACATTTTTTGCTCGATTAGCTATCTGGTGAAAGCACCCGACTCATAATCGGTTCCAGGAGAGTTCGATCCTCTCATCGAGCACCTATGGAAGTGTGGCAGAGAGGTTTAATGCAGGGGATTGCTAATCCCCCGATGTCTTCAATAGGCATCCGTTGGTTCAAATCCAACCACTTCCGCCAGGGTTATTAACTCAGTGGTAGAGTATTCGGCTTTTAACCGATTAGTCGTTGGTTCAAATCCAACATAACCCACCTCGGGAAATTAGCTTAGGGGTAGAGCATTCGACTGATAATCGAAAGGTCGGTGGTTCAAATCCACCATTTCCCACTTGACAATCTGAGGTTTCTGCCTTATGATTGTCTTATAAATGGTTCTGTTGCTTATTGGTTAAAGCCTACACCTTATAAGTGTAAGAAGAGAGTTCAATTCTCTCCAGAACCACCTTGCCCGTGTAGTCCAGCGGAAGAGACAGAGGACTTAAAATCCTTCCAGGGTCGGTTCGAATCCGACCACGGGTATTGCCCGAAAGGGCACTTTTTATTTTAAAAAATGATTGATCAATTTATTGCTGACCTCAAATCTATTCCTAAAGAGGAATATAGAAAGTTTTTTATACATGCTAAAAAAGTGGCAATGGCATATCCTTTAAATTGGGGAATTGATTGCTTTGCAAGAGGAGAAACAGTCGAATGGGCATTTATTAAAAAGTTTTCACAATTTATTGATATTGAGGCTGTAGTAAAAAAACATATGAATGATCCAGATGGTTTATATAAAAAATCATATCTTTTTGATGTAAAATTGAGCAAAGAATCACTTTTACCTCAAAAAACAAATCCAAATCTAGTTTATAGTCATGTATGGGATTTTAAAAAAACTCAAACTGGGGTAAATGAGTTCGTAACAAGATCAAAATTTTATCTTTTGCTTGATGCCTATACATATAGGGCTGCTGTTCTAGATGCAGAGGTTATTAAATCTAAAGATATGGGCAAAAATTCAGCAAGAATTACGTTTTCAGTTAAGACAAAAGATATTACAATGGTCTATGACGGTATAAATGATCGAGAATATGTTAATGTAGAATCTAAATCTGATGATTTAAAAGAGATGATTTGGGAGTCCGTATAAATGAAACAGTTTCCTCTTAAGACGGCTTTAAGATATCCTGGAGGTAAGAGTAAAGCATTAAAAACTCTTGCTCCTTGGTTTCCTACTGACTTCAAAGAATTCAGAGAACCATTTTTAGGTGGTGGCAGCATTTCTTTAATGGTATCCCAAAATTACCCAAAGATACCTATTTGGGTGAATGACAAGTATTATTACTTGTATAACTTCTGGGTTCAGTTGAGGGATAACGGTCAAAAGTTATCAGAAGCACTAAGACAAATTAAAGAAGGAGTTGATGGTGATGATGAGGGGCATAGACATCTTTTTGATTTCTATGCTTCTCACATTCAAGAACTGATTCCATTTGAGCAAGCAATTGCTTTCTTTGTAATGAATAAGTGTTCTTATTCAGGACTTACTGAAAATTCTACATTTTCAGTTCAAGCATCAAGATCTAATTTTTCTCTTGTTGGTATTGACAAACTTCCACTTTACTCAAACATCATTAAAGACTGGAAAATCACTAATATTGATTATTCAGAAGTAATGAATGATGTTGGTGACGACGTATTTGTGTTTCTTGATCCTCCTTACGACATTAAGGATTTTCTTTATGGTACAGACAGAAAACTCCATTCGTCCTTCTCACACGAAAGATTCGCAGATGATGTAGATCAATGTCCTCATCGTTTTATGATTACATATAACGTTAATGATTGGATTAAAGATCGTTATAAAGACTACATACTAACAGAGTGGAAACTACGTTATTCAATGGTTCATCGTGGAAGAAAGGGTACAGATGATAATGTGAAGACTGAATTACTAATCACAAACTACAAAAATAATGAAATTGTATAAATATTTGTATAAGTTTTCTCAAGTCAAATGAACTCAGCACAGTACTTACGTGAAATGTATGCTTCTGTTTACAATCATCAGATTGATGAAGCAAAGAAGGATGAGGATGAAAAGGAATACGAAGGTTATGGAAAGTCTAGTAAGTTTAAGCAAGACACTGACGCAAAATCATTTAGACCTGGAAAAGATGTTCCTAAGGTAAAGAAATTCGGTAGAATTTCTAGAGCAATGCCAGCAAGCATCAGTGGTCACGCAACTAGAACTATTTCTGCCAACACTACAGCAGCAGGTGGTGATCCTGGAGCACCAAGATCACAAAAGATTGCTGGAACCAAGAAAATGGTTAAGAAAGATGGTAAGTGGGTAAAATCAGAAGGAACTGATCTTTTCGATATCGTAATGGGTCATCTTCTTGATGAAGGTTTTGCTTCAACTGAAGAAGCAGCAGTTGCTATTATGTCAAATATGAGTGAAGAGTGGGTAGACAGCATCGTTGCAGAATACATCGAAGAGTGATATAATCACAATAAGATTCTAAAGAGGGTCTTATGACCCTCTTTTTTAATGCTTGACAACTCATTATAGATATGGTATGATGAGTTCATAAGGAAAGGTGGCCGAGTGGTTTAAGGCGTTTGTCTTGAAAACAAAAGAGATGAAAGTCTCCGGAGGTTCGAATCCTCTCCTTTCCGTTGGAGTTTACTCCAACCTTACTGAAAGTTTTATTGACACCGTGGGGACTCAATAAATTACTTCAGTATTGTATCACCGTTTATGGAGTTGTACGTTAACAACTCCACTGGGAGATTAACTCAGTGGTAGAGTGGTTGCCTTACAAGCAATAAGTCGTTGGTTCGAATCCGACATTTCCCACCACGGGGCATAGTATAATGGTCAACACTCCAGTTTTGGGAACTGGCGATCTTGGTTCGATTCCAAGTGCTCCGATTGGAGAATAAATATCTCCAACTACAAAAATAAATTATGTCACTGGTTTCTCAAAAAGATAGAACTCTTGCCATTGAGGCATTAGATTTTTATCTCTTCAATAAACAATTTGATTTCACTGAAGAAAAAAGAATGGAAGTTAATGCACTTCTAAACTGGATTAAACTAGAATATCAGAAAAATGAAAATTAATCTCTGGTATTGTGATAATATGAAGCAGTGGAGATGGACCCTCACAGATTCATCAAGACCTATTGTTAGACAAGAATCGGGACAAAGACCGAATCTTCGTGATGCTATGAATGATGTAGCAAATACTGTCGAATATATGATGGAACAGTAATTTTTATTCCGAGTAGCCCGCAAGGTGCGGGAGCAAACTGTTAATTTGTTATAGGTCAGTTCGATTCTGACACTCGGAGTTCTACCCTTTAATTGTATTGTTATTATAAATATTAATATAATATTTCTTGTGTAATGTCTAATAAAAAAGCAGTTTCTGATTATAGACGAAGAGCAAAAGAATATGCTTTAAAAGCATTTAAAGAAAAATGTGGAATATGTGGATATAATAAATGTATTGGAGCATTAGAGTTTCACCATTTAAACCCAGATGAAAAAGATTTTGGGTTGTCTTCAAAAGGTATAACTCGTGCTTGGAGTAAAGTTTCGGAAGAACTTAAAAAATGTGTTTGCCTTTGTTCTAACTGCCATAGAGAAGTTCATAATGATATTACCAGGATTCCTGATGATGTAGTAACATTTGATGAAAAATATACTATTTGGAAAAGTGAGTTTGCTAAAAAAATGATTCCTTGTCCTGTGTGTAATTCTGAAATGTCTATTCGTCAAAAATATTGCTCTGATAAATGTGCTAAAAAAGTTAGAGAAAAAGCAAATTATCCAAGTGATGAAGAACTTTTAGAAATGGTTAAAAGTTATGGTTATTCTCATACTGGTAGAGTTTTTGGTGTAAATGGAAACTCTATTAAAAAAAGATTACAAAGAAGAGGACTATTGACAAGCACTTGAATTTATATTAATATATAAAAAATGCCCATATACTCCAACTGGCAGAGAGGGTGGACTTAGAATCCATACAGTGTAGGTTCGACTCCTATTATGGGCATCTAGGGGAATTAGTTAAACGGTATAACGGGTGCTTTGCAAGCACTTATTAGGAGTTCGATTCTCCTATTCTCCATACAAAGGGTCAATTTTTGAAGTGGCACAAGCATAATCCTTTTGGGTTGACTTCGTGCTATACTACTAGAGTAGTTAAGCAAATCTTGTGTTGACAACTAAAGTGAAACGTAAAATGGTAAATGTGGAACCTGTTTCCAACAAAGCAAAAAATAGATTTGCAAATATGATGGATAGTCTGCACGGATGTCATGTAGAACAAGAAAATGATAAACAACTATTTCTAGCATCAATCAATAAGAAATACTTCTTTTGGATTGATAAAGTAAATGACCCTAATTGGAAAATTGTAAAATAAACTATGACTTACACTGCTGAAGTTCAATTTAAGTTTGATGCAACCTGGACACCTAGTTACAGTTCTTCAATCCCTGATGATGACTTTGTTCCTGAAGAACACTATTTGATTACTGCTCCTGCTGCTGATTTGAATGCAAAGCAGTATTTCAAACTGTTTGAGAAGTTCATGCTGTGTGTTGGTATGTCACCTGCAAGTATTCGTAGTGGTGCTATGTCACTTGTC